CGGAACTTTTCTCGTTGCACTGCTTGCCTATATTGATAGGAATAACAAGCGAAAATAAATAAGCCTACCTTGTTACTTGGCGGTACAGGTAGGCTTATTTAGCCAACTGGAGGTCAACCACTTTGTGGGCGGTTGCTTCCTTTGTTTTTAATATAGCACTTGTGAGTCTTCTGGTCAACGGGGAATGTGAGATTTGATCTTTTGAGTTGGTCGAAACACGGATAACGCATATCGTGATATCTCTGATCAGATAAATCTGCATAATTCGGGTGTGGTGATCGGTGCTGCATACGCCGAAAACGGTGTCGCGGTCTTACGGATCGGGGTACCGACCGGAATAACAGAAGCAAATTTTACGATTAATCCCCAATACGCGCCTCACACTACCGTGCCAGGCGTCCTAACCATTACTAATAGCTCTAGGGATTATAATAAACTAAAGTGCGCGACTGTTGCCTCTGACGGTAATATATGGATTACAATGACGTCATCGCTGGAATTTAATGAGAGCGTGACTTTTGTGTATCCATTGCGCAGGATATAGCTATTTACCACAAACGAATAATGCTGTAAAGATACTGTGAGCCACCGTCAGGCACTATTGTTATATTTAATCCATTAACTTCCACTTTTACTCGCCCTTCCACAAGATAGTTAACAATCGGAAAAATATTAGAATATAAGGAAACAATAGCAACCGTCACTGGATTACTCGCAGTAGTCATTCTTATTGATACAAGCATAATTGCGCTTGGATCCAAGGCAATAGAAGTGTTGCCATAATTGTAGCTTGTATATATACGTTCCATGCATCCGGCAATATCCGTGTATCGACCATCTCAAAATGAGTGCATATGAGCATCGAATTTCAGTTCGGTGTTGATATGCGTTTATTTATACGCAAATTCATATAAGGGGGGATTGACGTGGATGAAGAGTATTTAGAAAGGCTGACTCGCAATGAGGAACGATCAAAGAGTAACACTCATCGACTGGATAGGTTAGAGCCAATAGTTGATGAAATCCACACCATGTCGACGACAATGGTACGTTTGGTAGAGGGGGTGAAACACACGAGCGCATCCGTAGAAGGACTGGGTGCGAAGGTAGAACGTATGGATAACCGGATAGACGCAATGGAGCGCCTTCCGGCAGAAGATGCGAGGAAGTATAAACACACAGCTGTAACAGCTATGATCAGCACTGTAGCGGGAGCAATCGCCACAGGGCTGATTTTTTTAATAGCTCAGTACATTTAAAGGAGGATTATCATGAGTGAGAACACAAGAAAATGGATCAAGGCCGCAGGAATTAGAGCAGTCAAGACAATGGCGCAGTCGGCAGTCGCGATGATTCCGGCAGCGGCGACCATCACAGCAGTCAACTGGGAGGTAGTTGTAGGGACAGCGGCACTTGCCGGTGTGACATCCCTGCTGATGTCCATTAAGGGACTGCCGGAAGTGGAATTGGAACTGGAAATTGAATCAGGATTAGAAAAGGAGGGTAAATAATATGAGAATTAACATCCACGCCGGGCATAACCCGGACGGCAAAACAGCCTGTGGTGCTATTGGATTTCTACAGGAGTCGACCGAAGCCCGCAGAGTAAAAGATGAGGTGATCAGCCAGCTGAGGCAGCTCGGCCATACCGTGTACGACTGCACCTGCGAAAACGGCGCCAGTCAGAATGACGTTCTGAAAAAAATCGTTGCCGCCTGCAACGCACACACCGTCGACCTTGACGTCTCGATCCACTTCAACTCCGGAGCAAAAGACGCCGCCGGAAACGGTGTAACAACCGGCACAGAGGCCTACATCTACAGCGCCTCCAGCAAAGCGAAACCATACGCCGAAAGGGTCTGTGTCGCAATCGCCGCAACCGGCTACAGGAACCGCGGCGTAAAGATCAGCACCAGCCTCTATGTGTTGAAAAACACAAAAGCCCCGGCCATGCTGATCGAGTGCTGCTTCGTCGATGATCGGGACGATGTGGAAAACTATGATTATCAGAAAATGGCGGCCGCCATCGTCTACGGAATTACCGGGCAGCGGGTGTCTCAGTCTCCGATTACTACAAATGATGTGGTGGCAGGAGCAGAGACACCGGTCGGTGATAGCAAACAGATCTATCGTGTGCAGGTCGGTGCGTACTCCGTCAAAAGTAATGCAGATGCCATGCTGTCAAACCTTAGGGCTGCCGGATTTGATGCAATTATAGTAAGATCGTAAAATCTTTGTTACTAATTTGTTACTAATTAGTACAGATTAAGCTAGATTTACACAGATCCATATACTGAACTTTTCAGTAAAATCAAGGAATAAGCATCTGCATTATTTAGTGTGAAATATTGCATCATTTTTGAAAATATTTCGGGAATGCAGTAAAATCAAGCATTCCCGAAATATGCAATTGTTAATTTGTTACTAATTTGTTACTGGTTCAGCCATGCAAAAGTTATTTTAAAAGGTTTATTGTCTCTCGTAACTGATCAATCGTCTTGTGATTATATACACGGTTTCCAACATCTTTTGACTTGTGTCCCATCAGCATATCAATACATTTTCGATTGCCGCCCGCATTATCAAGGTTAGTTTCAAAAGTGTGACGCGCTTCATGTGGAGTCTTGTCTGCGCCGATCTTCTCCATGATCTTATTCCAAAACTGATAATATACAGTATGTTGTAGTTTTTTTCCATTACGGCTAAACAGATAAGTATTTCCCTGCTCCATCCGCGCTTGTACCAAAGGTTTGATTTTTTCATGTACTGGGACGATTCGGTCTTTACCGGATGCGGACTTTATACCACCTTGAAAATACCAGTCTTTAATATTCACCTGGTCTGTCTTCATCCCCAGCAGTTCGTTAAGCCGGAATCCGGTATACAGAAAAATCAGGACCGTGTCCACCCAGGGATCATCCTTAATTTGCCACAGTGCGTCGATCTGTTCCTGTGTAAAGGGTACACGTGAGGTTTCGGGTATTGGTGCGGCGCTGGTCAGCGTGGAATACATCTTATCAATGATGTCACACTCGAAGGCAAAGCGGTCAAGATGTCCCCAAAGGTTTTTGATCGCTCCTTGTGTAGAATATCCGTATCCGCAGTTATCGATACAGTCCTGCATGTGGTATGCCCGGATACTTCGGTATTTCATGCCGTAGTATTTCGATAAATGATGGAATGCACCTCGTAAGACGCCCTGGTTTCCTGTACCCAGTTTTGGCATCTTGACTTTCTCCCATCTTTTATACAGTTCGATGAGTGTAACCTTCTCACGCTGGATGTCCCACGGGTTATTATTGTATTCGGCCAGCATGATGTTTGCTTTTTCTTCCGTCTCTGCGTATCCGATTGGGACCTGACGGGCGGTCCCCTCTTCGTTGTAAATGGTCACACGGACCATCCACGGCTTTGACCGTTTGCCTTTCAGCCTGGTCACACAGCCGTAGCCATTAGGGTTTCGTTTACTCAATTAAATCAGTCCTTTCCTGTTGAATTTAAAGGACTTGAATGGTATAATCAGTTTGCGTGGCTGATTTAAGTAAGGTATTCCAGTCCTGGATTCCTGTAGCTTGAATTAGTTCCTTGATCTCCGGCTGTTGGGGCAGCCGGGGGTCTTTTATGTTTAGAAACAACTTTTTACAATCGCCTTATATATTTTATCATCAACTTCTATAAGTGATCGTTTATCATCTTTAAACTGAATGGCTACCTGATATATCCCTTTACTTTTGGCAGACATACCACCTGCCAGCATGCCAACGGGACCCAAAAGTGCGCCGCCTACAAGTCCGCGGGCAACTCCCGATTTTGCTGATTTACGATGTTCGTCTGTAATAAGTTCATATGATTCTACGGTTGTACGATTAATTTGGACTGATTTTGCAAATCCAGTAGAGATATACGGCTGTCCTAAAGCCTGGCCAACAATATTTCCAACATAGTCTCCTGCGATTACTTTATTTTTAGCACCCATGATATAATCCTTTCTACAATAGTATCTGTTTGGTATAACTTAAGTATAGCTTTACGGTAGAGGTTCAAAGCCGCATAAAATAAGGATGGTAGAAGTAGTATAGGTTAAATGAAAAGTTCTTTATATTTTAATTTCAGTAAGTAAAAAAAAATAATAATATAAAAAATATTATATATAGAATAGGGATTTTAACCGCTACCTTCTACCAAAGTGTGTCAAAACCTTGAAAAATAAGGGATTGAGGCGGTAGAGGTATTTGTTTTAAACCTCTACCGAACGAATACCTGAACCGATACCGTACAGAGAAAGGGAAAGATATTGTGAATGAAGTAAAAGATCTGTCTGCAAAGCAGTATTTAGGACAGTTAGAGATAATCGATACGAAAATCCAGCAGAAGTTAGAAGAATTAGGCACTCTGATGACAGATGCCAGGAGTACCAGGGGAATTGATTACAGCCGGGAACGGGTGCAGACGTCCCATTCAGGTGATCCTTTAGGCGGGCTTGTGACCCGGTATGTTTCACTGAATGAGGAAATTAATGCAGAAATTGACGAGTTTGCGGCAATTCGGCACAGGGTGATTAAGGAAATCCAGTCGCTGAATGACAGTGACTACATCCGGGTACTGTTCAAGATGTATGTGCAGTACAAGAGCCTGAAAGTGATCGCCGGTGAAATGGGAAGATCCTATTCCTATGTAAGGGAGACACACAAAAAGGCACTTGCGGAGTTTGAAAACAGGTATCATGATCTGCATTACCTTACATAAAATGTTATTCAGAAGCACTTAAAAGCACTCAGACGCGAAAATTGTGCAATGAATGTTATTGTGTTCCGGTGCAGACCGTGATACAGTATACCGTGAAAAATCAGGTTGCAGATAATTGTTATCAATTATCTGCAATTTTGTTTTGCTTACTGTCTTACCCCCTGAAAGATGCTATATCTCCTGCTTTCAGGGGGATTTTGTATAGAAAGAGGGTGTTGCGGGATGGCAAAGCTGACAGAGAAGCAGAAACGGTTCGTTGATGAATATCTGATTGACCTGAATGCAACACAGGCGGCTATAAGAGCCGGATATTCAGCGAAAACGGCCAATGAACAGGGAGCACGGTTGTTAGCGAATGTTAGCATTCAACAGGTGCTTTCTGAGCGCATGGCCGAGCGCAGCAGACGGATCGGCATCAATCAGGACCGTGTTGTGCAGGAGCTTGCCCGGATCGCATTTGTGCAGATGACAGACGTTGTCGATGCTCATGGCAGGATCAGGGACACAGCGACAGGGGATGATCTTGCATGTATTGAGTCCATCAAGTATAAACAGTCCGAGAGTGACAGTGGGTCCAGCATTGAAAGAGAGGTCAGGGTCGCATCAAAGCTGAAAGCGCTGGAGCTTTTAGGGAAACATCTCGGAATGTGGAATGACAAACTGGATGTGAATGTCACCCTGCCGGTCGTGATCTCAGGAAGTGATGACCTTGAAGATTAGCAGTCAGTATGTGTTTGACTATCAGAAGCGGATTCTGTTTCCGGCGCAGTACACGCTGACCAGCTCAGGTAAGGTTAATGTAAGACTGCCGGAGGTGGTAGGTAAGGGCTACGGGACGTTTTGGCGGTGGCGTGGAAGATACCGGGTGTGTAAAGGGTCCCGTGCATCGAAAAAGTCAAAAACAACCGCACTGTGGTACATCACCAATATGATGAAGTACCCGAATGCGAATACACTGGTTGTCCGTAAAACGTTCCGTACTCTGAAAGATTCCTGCTTCACTGAATTAAAATGGGCGATTCATCGGCTCGGTGTTGATGCATTTTGGGATATCAAAGAATCACCACTTGAAATGACTTATAAGCCCACGGGGCAGAAGATCTATTTCAGAGGACTGGACGATCCGCTGAAAGTCACGTCGATCACTGTTGAACATGGCTGTCTGTGCTGGATGTGGATCGAAGAAGCATATGAGATCAGCTCGGAAGATGATTTCAATATGCTGGATGAGTCGATCCGTGGTGCAGTGCCGGAGGGATCGGATCTGTTTAAGCAGATCACGCTGACACTCAATCCATGGAACGAACATCACTGGATCAAGAAGCGTTTCTTCGACACGCCGGATGATGAAGTACTCGCCATGACCACAAATTATCTCTGTAATGAGTGGCTGGATGAGGGAGACCGTAAGGTCTTTGAGACGATGCGGGTACAGAATCCGCGCCGCTACAAAGTGGCAGGGCTGGGTGACTGGGGTATTGTTGACGGGCTGGTTTACGAGAACTGGGAAGAGAAAGCATTCAGCATTGATGAGATCCGGGCGATATCGGGCATCCGGTCCGTATTCGGCCTTGACTTCGGATATACAAACGATCCTTCCGCTTTGTTTTGTGGCCTGATTGATCAGACCAGTAAAACGCTGTGGGTGTTTGACGAGATGTATGAGCCTGGCATGAGTAACGAGGCTATTGCTGCAAAGGTCGTCGGCATGGGATATGCCAAGGAGAAGATCCGGGCCGATTCCGCAGAGCCGAAGAGTATTGACCGGCTGCGTGAGCTGGGGCTGGCACATATCAGAAAGGCTCGCAAGGGAAAGGACAGTGTAAACAACGGGATTGATTTTTTATCCGACTATCATATGATTGTCCACCCCAGGTGTGTGAATTTCCTGACGGAGATCAGCAATTATACCTGGGATACAGATACAAAAACAGGAAAGAAACTTAATGTACCGATCGATGACTTCAACCATCTGATGGATGCCATGCGTTATGCATGTGAGTCAGTCAGCGGCGGTGATGCATTCAGTTTTGATTAGAAAGGGGTGCGGGCGTGTTTGGTGATCTGATTAACAGGCTGACACTGAAAGCCGGTAATTTTATTTTGCAGGGCGCTCGTCCTGAAATGAAAAAACGGGAATGGCTGGAAAAAGAAATTAAAGCGTGGAGGAATTCGCCACAGCGGATTATGCAGATTAAAGGTGCGTTGTATTATGACAATGAGCATGATATTCTGATGCGTAAACGTACCATGATCGGGGAAGATGGCAACCTGACGGAGGTGAAGAACCTGCCGAATAACCGGATTATTGACAATCAGTATGCGAAAATGGTCAATCAGAAGACAAATTATCTGCTCGGCCAGCCGATTGCGGTAAAAAGTGATAATGACGTGTATACGGATCTGTTGAAAAAGGTCTTTAACAGGGCGTTTATGCGGACGATGAAGAACAGCGGCAAGGCAGCCTATAACGGTGGCATTGCATGGCTGTACCCTTATCAGACAGCACAGGGTGACATTGCATTCCGGGTTTTCCCGGCTCATGAAATCCTGCCGTACTGGAAGGATGGTGAGCACACGGCACTGGATTTTGCAATCAGGATGTATACGGTCATCGGATATGAGGGGACGAAACGGGTCAGTATTGAGAAGGTGGAGATTTATGATCTCGATGGTATCCACAGATTTGTGCTGGATCATGGTTCACTGGTGCCGGATCTGACAGATGATATCGGTACGGACTGTTATCATGTGATGTACACGGATGCACAGGGAAACAGAACCGGATATAACTGGTCCCGGATACCGCTGATACCGCTGAAAGCAAACGAGCAGGAAACACCTCTGCTGAAAAAGGTCAAGTCTCTACAGGACGGAATCAATGTCATGCTGTCGGATTTTCAGAACAACATGCAGGAGGATGCCAGGAATACGATCCTTGTCCTGAAAAACTATGACGGGACAAACCTCGGTGAATTCCGTAAGAACCTTGCCACTTACGGCGCAGTAAAGATCCGGTATGACGACAGTGCAAAAGGTGGCGTGGAGACACTGGAGATCGCGGTGAATGCTGAGAATTACAAAGCGATCCTTGATCTGCTGAAAAAAGCCCTGATCGAAAACGCCATGGGCTATGATGCCAAGGATGACCGGTTGTCCGGGAATCCGAATCAGATGAACATCCAGTCAATGTATTCAGATATCGACATTGACGCCAACGATACAGAGACGGAATACCAGGCGGCGTTTGATGATATTCTTTGGTTTGTCAACGCGCACCTCGCCAGCACGGGGAAGGGGAACTTTGAGAATGAAGATGTGACGATTATCTTTAATCGCGACATCCTGATCAACGAGACAGAGGCGATCACGAACTGTCAGGCATCAGTCGGCGTCCTGTCGGATGAGACGATCATAGAGCAGCACCCGTGGGTGGATGATCCGAAGCTGGAACTGGAGCGCCTGGAGAAGCAGCGTCAGAAAGAACAGGAAGAGATGCGGCAACAGTTTCCACAGTTTGAGCGAAATCAGGTGGCAGAAGGAGAATCATAAAATTTATAAAAATTTTATAATTGATGCCTTGTAACATGAAAACTGGTGTTTAGCTAACATACAGAAAAATGCATTGGAATAACGTGTCGAAAAAAAGTTGACACCATGCCACACGAAACATGAGTTTAACACAAAAATGCATGATTCACCTCATTTGACAACGTAAAATTTTCACGTTATAGTGTGTTCATACAGAGCGCGCCGTAAATAAACAATCTGAAAGGTGGGGATTTTGTGCAGAAAATGCCGAGTGAACTCATGTGTGACATCGTGAAGATGTTAAAAGGAAATTATCGTGCAATGGTGTTGGTACATGCATATCTTACTGCATTGACTGGTGGAGTTTAATGTAACAAAATGGGAAAGAGCATCCGGAAGGGTGCTTTTTTTCTTTTGAGCTTTTGAAGGGGCTGCGAATATGGAGAGTAGCGAATACTGGAAGAAACGGTTTGAGCTGCTCGAGCAGTCGCAGAACCGGCAGGGGCAGCAGTGTTATACTGACATTGAAAAACAGTACAGGAGAGCGCAGAAAGAGCTCGAAGGTCAGATAGCATCGTGGTATCAGCGATTTGCGGCAAATAACGGGATTACGATGCAGGAGGCACGCAGGATGCTTACTGGCAGGGATCTGACCGAATTTAAGTGGGATGTCATGGAGTACATCCAGTACGGGCAGGACAATGCGATCAGCGGCGCATGGATGAAGCAGTTGGAAAACGCATCGGCAAGGTATCACATCAGCCGACTGGAGGCGTTGAAAGTGCAGACGCAGCAGAGCATAGAGGTGTTGTTCGGAAATCAGCTGGACAGCATTGATTCCGCGATGCGGGGAATCTATACAGAGGGATATTATCGCAGTGCTTTTGAGATACAACGTGGTGTCGGTATTGGCTGGGATTTTGCCACGCTGGATGATAAGACGATTGGTAAGGTGATCAACAAACCCTGGGCGGCAGATGGGAAGAACTTCTCACAACGTGTTTGGGAGAACCGGCAGAAGCTGGTGAACGAACTGAATACCGAGTTGACACGTGACATCATCCTCGGACGTGATCCGCAGAAGGCGATTGACGCGATTGCGAAGAAGATGAATGCTTCGAAGTCAAATGCCGGGCGGCTGGTTATGACCGAAGAGGCGTTTTTCAGTTCCGCGGCACAGAAGGACTGTTTTGCAGAGCTGGGCGTGGAACAGTTTGAGATCCTGGCGACACTGGATTCAGTCACGTCTGAAATATGCCGGGAGATGGACGGAAAGCATTATCCTATGTCGCAGTGGGAGGTTGGAGTTACGGCGCCACCGTTCCATCCATGGTGCAGGACGACCACGATCCCACATTTTGATGATGAATTTGCCAGTGTCGGGCAGCGTGCTGCAAGGGACGAGGATGGCAAGACTTATTACATCCCGGCCAATATGAATTACAGGGAATGGCAACAGGCGTTTGTTGACGGTGATAAGTCAGGCTTGAAAGAAGTGAATCCTGATGGTACAATGGAGAAAAAGCTGGAAGTTAAAGAACTGAATAAACTGAAACAGTCCGGCATGACAGAAGCAGAATATCAAGAGTATCTAAATATTATCAACAGTCACAGCAATGAAGATGTGATTAAACTGTATAGCGAATATGCAGACGAAATTAAGAAAGTAAGCCTGACAGCTAAAGGTGGAGCATACCAACCCGCATCTGTTACGCTGAGTTTCACGTACCCGAAATATGCTGATATGAATAAATATGGTACACTGGCACATGAATATGGTCATTTCTTTGACGATAAAGCCGGGTTTGACGGTCTGCGTTTCAAAGAAATTGAAGCGGTTAGGAAAGCTACCGGTTTAGATAGCACATTCAAGAATGTTGCAAGTTCCAGTGATGAATTTCTTGCTGCAGTGCGAAGTGATAAGGTGCACATCAAGAGCATCCTAACAGCGGATACAAAAGCTGACCTCATGGCACACAATGCAAGCAATGGTGTTCAGGATGCAATTGATGGTCTGTTTACCAAGTCAAGGTTATGTTGGGGTCATGGTGAAAAATACTATAACCGCAAATACGCCGCTGTTGAACAGATGGATAGGATACTGAATGGTTCACTGAAAAAGAATCTGCAACAGGCATACAAGGACTTGGGACTGGATGCAAGCAATCAGTCCAAGGTCAAGTCACTATGCAGACAGTATGAAGCTGCATCAGAAGCATGGGCGAACATTTTAAGTGCAGAAGTATGTGGTGGTGAGAGTTTGGAGTATGTGAAAAAGTATCTTCCCAACAGCTATCAGGCAATGCTGAACATTCTGAAAGGAGTGAAGGTGAATGAGTGAACAGGCATTGAACGCACTAAACAGGTATTATGAAACATTTGATGATTCTTTCCCTATGGCTGCAATGTCAGGGTATGAGGAAAGTGAAGTAACCAAAATCATAGATAAGTGCATTGCGGAAAAGAAGGATGTGTATGATTTGGGTTACTTGTCAGCGGATGAGACATATTAAAAAACTATAAGATTTGTTCATCAATTAAGCAAATTAAGCGGCTATATGGCTTTATATGAAAGTCATACAGGCGCTTATTTTATTTGTCGGATGCGGCAAGACGTAAAACCGGCATACCCATGCAATCATATGGGAGTAACCCCGTAAAAAACGTATTTGAAAGGATGGTAGTAACATGAAAAGAACAGAACTGGAAGCAATGGGACTGACTAAGGAACAGGTCGACAGCATTATGAAGATCAATGGCGATGATATTGAGAATGCGAAGTCAGCTTCGGCGGCAGAGATTAAGAACCTGCACACAGAGATTAGCGGACTGAATACGCAGGTATCGGATCGTGACAAGCAGCTTGAAACGCTGAAAAGTACAGCGGGGGACAATGAAGCTCTGACACAGCAGATCGCGGATTTACAGGCGGCGAACGCCAAAGCAAAAGAAACCCATGAATCCGAGATGAATCAGCTTAAAATCGATTTTGCTGTGGAGAAAGCGCTGACAGCGGCGAATGCAAAGAACGTGAAAGCTGTCAGAGCACTGCTGGATCTTGAAGGCGCAAAGCTGGACAGGGAAGGGAATGTGAAAGGTCTGCAGGATCAGATTGACAAGCTCGCGACTGCCGAGGACACGAAGTTTCTGTTTGACGCACCAGCGCAGAACACGCAGGGAACATTCCAGGGTTATCAGCCGGGTGTTGCTGCGCCGCTGACACGGGGAACCGGAGTGGATACCTCTGCAATGAGTTATGATCAGCTGTGTGCCTACTTAGAGCAGAATCCCGATGCGATGCTGGAGTAAAGAGAAAGGACAGGTAAAAGAGTATGGGAAAATTTGATTCAAAAAGTTTTAACCCGCAGGCGTTTAAGTATAAGGTCGGGCGGGTTCCGAATCTGCATATGCACGAGATCAAGAAGTCCCGCGCACTGACAGGGAATCAGGACATTAAGGATGTTTTTTCATCGCAAAATGGAACAGCCTACGCCCGGATCGCGATGCGCGGTCTGCTGGATGGGGATGCGGTCAACTATGATGGCCAGACGGATATCACCGCTACCAGTACGAAGACCTTTGAACAGGGTGTGGTTGTGATTGGCCGCGCAAAGGCATGGACGGAGAAAGACTTTTCCTACGACATCACCGGTGGTGTTGATTTTATGGACAACGTGGCGGCACAGGTCGGGGAGTACTGGGATGGCGTGGATCAGGATCTGATCCTTGCGATCATGGAGGGTATTTTTGCGATGACTGGGACGAAGAACGAAGAGTTTGTAGAGAAGCATACTTATGATATTACCGAAGAGGTCGAAGGTAAGATATCGGCCACCACGGTAAACAGTGCGACCAATAAGGCGTGCGGCGCGAACAAGAAGAAGTTCACGCTGGTCTTCATGCACAGCGATGTTTCGACAAATCTCGAAAATCTGAATCTTGTCGCACATCTGAAGTATACGGACAAGGATGGAGTGCAGCGGGATCTTGAACTGTATACCTGGAACGGAAAGCTTGTGGTAGTGGATGATGATCTGCCGACGACGGAGCAGGAAGGTTTCTGGGTAAAGGCGAAGATCACGGACGCTGGCGCGCGGGAAGTTGTGGCAGATGATACGGAGGCGGTTGTTGCAGGAAAGCAGATCAAACTGTCTGAGGTGACTCCGGTCGCAGAGAGTTATGCAGAGCCAAGGGAAGGTGACTATGTGGTTTTTGTGGATGCGTTCACGGAATACACGACCTATGTCATGGGGAACGGCGCCATCGCTTATGAGGATATCGGCGTTAAAGTGCCGTATGAGATGAAACGTGATCCGGCAAAGAATGGCGGTGAGGACACGCTCTATACCCGTCAGAGGAATGTGTTCGCTCCGTTCGGAATCTCGTATGAGAAGAAGAAACAGGCTACACTTTCACCCACAAATGCGGAGTTACAGGACGGCGATAACTGGACACTGGTACATTCCGGCGAGAGTGTGGCAGCAAATCGCAGCTATATCAACCATAAGGCTATCCCGATCGCGCGGATCATTTCCCGTGGATAAGAAAGGCCGGGTGACGAATCATGTTTGACGCAGAAACGGTAAAAGAAAGGCTGAAATCGTTCGGCTATGAGGTCAGGGCAGAGGATGAGTTTGCCCTGACCTTTTGCGTTGAGAAAGTGCGCAGCACAATCAGGAACGAAATCAACTGGAAGGAAGTCCCGGAAGGGCTGGAACACATTGCTGTGGACATGGCTGCTGGTGAGTTCCTGTTGTCGAAGAAGACCTTCGCGCCGGATGATCTTGCAGGGATGGATCTGAGCGCTGCGGTAAAACAAATTCAGACTGGCGATACGAATACCGTGTTCGCAACCGGAGAGGGCAGCATGACGCCGGAGCAGAGGCTGACGGCATTTATTAACTATCTGCTGTCCTGCGGACGGTCTGAGTTTAATACATACCGGAGAATACGGTGGTAAGCGCAGTGCGTGCGGCACAGGATGCTGCGAGAAGGGCGCAGGAATCACTCTATGCAGGAATAATGACGGTTACCGAGCACCAAAAGGTGACGGACGAGGAGTCGAAGCTGACATCCTGTAAGGATGTGGTTGTGCTGGAGGATCAGCCGTGTAAGTTGTCGTTCGAGACACTGAAACAGGCGGCACAGTCTGACTCTGCGGCAGAGGTGACTCAGGTGATAAAGTTGTTTCTGTCGCCGGAGGTCACGGTCAGAGCCGGATCAAAGATCACGGTGACACAGGACGGGGTAACCGCAGATTACACATGCAGCGGCATTCCGGCAGTGTATCCGACACATCAGGAGATCCTGCTCGATCTGTCTGAAAGGTGGGCGTGATGGCTGGTATAGGGAAAATGGATCTTCGGGATTTGAAAAAATTCCGGGACGATCTGATGAGGTTACAGAATCCCGATGAGTTTGTCGAAGCCTGTGCAAAAGAACTGGCGGCGCGTCTGCTGGCACTGGTAGTGAGGGGTACGCCGGTGAGACAGTATCCCGACAGCAGCGGAAAAAAAGGCGGAACACTCCGAAGAGGGTGGACAGGCGAAAAGAGGTCATCTGCAAAAAGGTATGCCGAATCACTGACAGTACATTACTTTGGAGGAACCTATGTAATTGAGATCGTGAATCCGGTAGAGTATGCGTCTTATGTGGAATATGGACACCGAACTGCGAATCATAAGGGCTGGGTGCCAGGCCGGTTCATGATGACGATCTCAGAGCAGCAGCTGGAGCAGATGGCTCCGCAGATACTGGAGAAAAAAATCAGGACATATTTTGAGAGGTGCGTGAAGTGATCAATGCGATTATCAGGGCGATCAGTATAGCGATCAACGAGGAATTCGGAGATCGCTATGAAAATCATATGGAGAAAATCCCTCAGGACTTAAAAGAGCCCTGTTTTTTTATTCAGTGTCCAAACCCGACATCCAGCCTGTTTGTTGGAAAGCGCTATGCCTGGAAGAACAGGTTCTGTGTTCAGTATTTTCCTGAGACGGAACAGGTGCAGCAGGAATGCAACGAAGTCGGAGGGCGCCTGATGACATGCCTGGAATATATCAGTGTGGAGAATCAGTTTATCCGCGGAACCAAAATGAACTATCAGGTGATAGACGGTGTTATGAATTTCTTCGTGAATTACGACTGCTTTACGCGTCGTGTGAGCGAGGAAACACCTATGGATGAGATGGAATCAGTTACAAAGTTAAAGGGGTGATGAGGTTGACGGAAAAAAAGATGATGACGGTGAAGGCAGAAGAAAAAGGTGAACCGACATTCAGCCGGGAGCAGATTGCGGCGTCTGCACGATATGATGGCCGCAGGGATGTCGTGAATGCCCTGCTGGATGACGGAAAACAGTACACCATGACTCAGGTTGACGACCTGATCAGCAGCTATATGAAAGGACAGGTGAAATAAATGGCTTTAGGTGGAGGCAGTTTTACCACACAGAATAAGGTCCTGCCAGGGACATACATCAATTTTGTGTCCGCGGCATCGGCATCCGCGGCGTTATCTGACCGCGGCATCTGCACAATGCCGCTGGAATTGGACTGGGGGCTGGAAGGAAAGATCTTTGAAGTGACCAGTGAAGACTATCAGAAACACTGTCAGAAGATCTTCGGCTATGCGTTTGATCATGACCGGATGAAGGGGATTCGTGATCTGTTCCTCGGGGCACGGACGCTGTACGCTTACCGTCTGAATGGCGGTGGGGAAAAGGCGGCAAATGATTTTGCGACAGCGTTGTACAGCGGCACACGCGGGAATGCGATCCGAATTGTAATCCAGGTCAATGCGGATGATAGTGCGAATTTTGACGTGATGACGTATCTTGACACGACGAAAGTTGACGCGCAGACGGTGGCTTCTGCCGCAGATCTCACAGATAACGACTATGTGGTGTTTAAGAAAACCGCCACGCTCGCGGCCACGGCATCCACTCCGCTGACAGGCGGAACAAACGGGACGGCGGATGGAAATGCGCATCAGGCATATCTGAATGCGGTGGAATCATACAGGTACAACACGATGGGTGTTGCGGTAACCGATGAGACCACGAAAAAGCTGTATTCTGCATTCTGTCGGCGCATGCGGGATGACTTTGGTGTCAAGTCACAGCTGGTGCTGTATAATATGCCGACCGATTACATGGGCGTTATCAATGTGAAAAACAAGGTCACAGACGCTGGATGGTCAGAAGCATCACTGGTGTACTGGGTGACCGGAGCGCAGTGCGGCTGTGAAATCAGCAAGTCTGTGCAGAACAAAAAGTACGACGGATCGTTTTCAGTCGATACGGCTTACACACAGACGCAGCTGATCGCGTGCATCAGCAATGGTGAGTTTGTCCTGCATAACAATAACAATGAGGTGCGGGTGCTGGAAGATATTAACAGCATGGTGACGACATCGGACACGGAGGGCGATGATTTCAAGAATAATCAGACGATCCGTGTGATTGATCAGATCGGTAATGACATTGCAGTGCTCTTCAATACGAAGTATCTCGGTGTTGTTCCGAACGACGCTGCGGGGCGTATTTCCCTTTGGTCTGATATTGTAGCGCATCACAGACAGCTGGCACAGATCCAGGCGATCGAAGATTTTTCTGATTCCGATGTTACAGTCGAGCAGGGAAACGGTAAGAAAGCCGTGGTGGTGACGGATGCTGTCAGAGTGGTGAATGCGATGAGCCAGCTGTATATGACTGTGACGGTCGCATAAGAGGAGGTGAAGGAAATTGGCAAATATAACGATGGATGCAAACGATGCGGTATATGGCGGACTTGCGGAATGTTTCATTACGATCAACGGTCGCCGGTACAACTTTATGAGCATGACCAAGTTTGAGAGTAAGTGGGACGTGAATATCACGGATGTGCCGATACTCGGGAAGGTTGGCATGGGACATAAGGCCGCTGGAGGAAAAGGTACATGGAGTGGGACCGCTCATTACAACCAGTCCCATTTCCGCAAACTGGCTGATGAATATCAGAAAACCGGCGTGATGCCGTATTTTGAGATGCAGGTCAGCAATGAGGATCCGACGAGTCAGGTCGGACGGCAGACGATCATTTTACGGGACTGCCTGTGTGACAGTTTCACGCTGGCGAAGTTCGAAGCCGGGGAAGAGATCCTGGACGAGGAGCTGTCCGGTACATTCGAGAGATGGGATATGCCGGAGGTGTTCAAAGACCTGGAAGGTTCCCTAACAAACTAAGAGCAACTCTTCATATGGCTCTGTATCAGGGTCATATGAGAGGTTTTCGACATTGTGTGATAAACAGAAAGGATACGAGAAAATGTCAAAATTTAAGCAGTTTATGAAAGAAAATAAGGAAGTCCGGCAGAATGAGCTGTATGCACCGACCACATCCATGAAGGATGAGAAGGGGGAGCCGTTGCAGTGGGAGTTCCGGCACATCACGTCCTCGGAAAATGAAAAGTTGCAGGAGGAATGTACTGTGGATGTGCCGGTCACCGGGAAACCGAGCATGTACCGGCAGAAGACCAACACAAACCGATACATCACGAAGCTGATCGTGGCGTCAACCGTGGTGCCGGATCTGTACGATGCGGGGCTGCAGGACAGTTACGGAGTGCGGACGCCGGAAGATCTGCTGCATGAGATTGTGGATGATCCGGGCGAATATCAGGCACTGACGCTGTGGATGCAGAAGTTCCAGGGATTTACGAAAAATCTTGAAGACAGAGCTGACGAAGCAAAAAACTGATCGAGGGAGGGGATGGCGAGGCGAATTTTGCCTACTATGCCCTCCACAAGCTGCACATCCGGCCATCTGAGTTCGCGGAAATGGATGAGCAGGAGAAAGCCTTTATAATCGCATCGATCAGGATAAAAATCGAAAGTGACAAGAGAGAAAAACGACGGCTGGAAAGCATGGCTAATAAGAAGCATTAGAAAGGCGGGTGAGACGGATGTCATCAATTCAGACGGGAATACAGCTGAATGACCAGTTCAGCATGGTAATAAACAGTATTATCAGTTCCGTGAATCTCGCCGTATCTGCGATGGAAGATATGAACGGAGCCATGAGCGCAGACGTGAATACCAGTGAGTTACAGGGTGCACGGGATGTGATCAGTCAGGCGACAGCGGAGTGGATACAGCTCAAAGAAGAAATGCAGACACCGGTCTCTCCGGCTGTCAGTGCACCGTCGACGTGGCAGACAGACGGGCTTGAAGTGTTTACCGGAACAGCGGCTGAATGGTTTCAGCAGGAAGTTCAGAGCATTAACACGATGATGGACCGCTTAAGTGCCACGCAGGATGCGATTGCGCGACAGGCCTACAGTACGAATCTGTTTCCGCCCGAAGCATTCCAGGATCTGAACCGGATGGCCGTCCGTGTTGACATGCTCCGTGATCGTATCCGGCAGATCGAAAATAACCCGGTGAATATGGGAACGACAGCAGCCAGCGCGGAACTGGAACAGCTGCGGATGCAGATGGATCAGGCGCTGAATGCGCAGAACGATCTGAATCAGGCAATGCAGGATATGGACGTGTCGGCGGCCAATGAAGCCTATCTGCGGCTGTCTGATACCGTGAGCAACACAGAGCGGTACATCAGGGACAATGTGGATGAGCAGGGACGGTTTAATCAGGCGATCAGCCAGGGTGTGCATCAGGCAGATAACCTGATGAATACGGTCAAAGGAATGGTTGCTGCATACGTGAGTGTACAGACTGCCGGGAAAATACTGGATGTATCTGACGAGCTCACGCAAACAACCGCCCGACTGGAGATGATGCGCGATGACGCGCAGTCCATAGATGAGTTGGTGAAGATGGTCTATGCATCTGCGCAGGATGCACGCGGTTCCTTTGACGGGATGGCGGATGTGGTTGCACGGTTTGGCAATAACGCCCGTGATGCGTTCGACAGCTCAAAGGAAGTTGTCGCGTTTACGAATCTTGTCCAAAAACAGATGACGATCGCCGGGGCGTCAACGCAGGAGGCGGCAAATGCACAGCTGCAGCTGTCACAGGCGTTAGGGTCCGGTGTGCTGCGCGGCGATGAGCTGAATTCGATCTTCGAACAGGCTCCGAACCTGATTCAAAGCATTGCGGATTATCTCGAGGTGGATATCGGACAGATCCGGGAAATGGCATCAGAGGGACAGCTGACCGCGGATGTGGTCAAAGCTGCGATTTTTGCCGCGGCAGATGACATCAATGAGAAATTTGACGCAATGCCAATGACGTGGGCGCAGATATGGCAGTCCATGCAGAATACTGCACTGATGGCATTTCAGCCGGTGCTACAGCGGATTAACGGGATGGCGAACAGTGATGGATTCCAGGTATTTGCGAATCGTGCGATTGAAGCGATGGCGACGCTGGCGAATATCGCGCTGAATGTGTTTGATCTGATGGCAGCAGGAGCATCATGGGTGGCTGACAACTGGTCTGTTATTAGTCCTGTAGTGTATGGAATTGTGACGGCACTGGGGATTTATGCGGCATATCTCGGTGCTGTGAAGGCGGCAGAAATGCTCAGTATAGCAGCAAAAATCGTTATGTGTGTTGCGTCATATGCGCATGCGGCGGCTACAGGGGCAGAAGTATCAGCGACAGCAGCGGCCACAGCGGCACAATATGGTCTGAATACAGCACTGTTATCCTGCCCGATCACATGGATTATCATTTTGGTTATTGCACTGATTGCGGTTATTTTTGCCGTATGTAATGCAATCGCAAAGACAAGCGACATTGCGACATCAGGGTTCGGCATTATCACTGGTGGCATTAATGTTGTGATTCAGTTTTTTTGGAATCTTATGCTGGCGGTGGCCAATATCGCTATTGGCATATGGAATGCACTGAGTGCACTGTGCAGTAACATGATGACCGCTTTCCACAATGCGATCAGTTCGGTGCAGTCATGGTTTTACGATCTGCTGTCAACTGCGCTTACAACGATAGCCGGAATCTGTGAGGCATTGAACAAACTGCCATTTGTCGAATTTGATTATTCGGGAATTACATCAGCGGCAGACGCTTATGCGTCCAAAGCGGCAGAGGCGGCTGGAAATAAGGATGAATATCAGAGCATCAGTGATGCATTTAATAAGGGCATGAACACTTTTGACGCATTCGGGGACGGATGGGTATCTGATGCATTTGCATCCGGTGCGGCATGGGGTGACAGCGTGGCAGATAAGATCAGTAATTTCAGTCTGTCTGATATTTTCGGGCAGACAGATCTGCCGAATGTTGATGATTATGCGCTGGGATTCTCTGATGCAATCGCAGGATCAGGACTTGGTGGCGGCATAGAAGATATTGCCGGTGATACCGGAAGTATTAAAGATGCGCTGGATGTGACGCAGGAAGATCTTAAGTATCTGCGGGATATTGCAGAGCAGGAGGCAGTCAACCGCTTTACCATGGCAGATGTGACGATCCATCAGACAAACCACAACACAGTGTCGTCAGGAATGGACCTTGACGGTGTTGTGACTGGTCTGACTGATGCGGTAAATGAGGCGGTCGACAGTATTACAGAGGGGGTGCATGAGTAATGGTAGGTGGCTATGATTTTTATATGGATAAGTGTCTGCTCCCGGTCACCCCTGGGAAACTGCAGATTAAGATCAATAACACAAACAAGACAGTGAAGCTCATAAACGAAGGGGAAATAAATATCATCAAACAGGCCGGGCTGACAGACATTGAGTTTGAATGTGAGATACCACGTGTGAGCTATCCGTATGCGGTCTATCCTTCGGGTTTCAAGGGTGCGGATTATTTCCTTGATTATTTTGAGTCGCTGAAAACAGGCGGTAAGCCGTTTCAGTTTATCGTGTGCCGACAGAAGCCGGATGGGAAAAAGCTGTGGAACACCAACATTAAAGTGTCACTGGAAGATTATAAGATTACGGAAGACGCAAAGGACGGATCGGATCTGACAGTGAATATCAGCCTGAAACAGTGGCGGGATTACGGGACAAAGACCGTCAGCATTGCGATGACGGTAGCGAGACCGAAGGCCAGTGTGGAACCGCAGCGATCGGCAGCATCCTCACCGGCTCCGTCTACAGCACAAAGCTATACGGTAGTAAAGAATGACTGTTTATGGAATATTGCCAAAAAGTTCTATGGCAGCGGTTCAAAGTATTCTGTTATCTATAACGCAAACAGAAGTGTGATCGGCGGGAATCCGAACCTGATTTATCCGGGACAGGTGCTGACGATCCCGGCAGCATAGGAGGTACTTATGGCAGTAGAACTGCTGATCGGAAGTGAGGACGGAACAAAGGCGTATATGCCAGCCGTGGAAGAAGGGATTGAGTGGTCTACAGAGCGCAGGAGTTCACCGGGAAAACTGACTTTTAAAGTCTTAAAAGACGACCTGCTGGATTTCTCTGAGGGCAGCGCGGTCAGAATGCGGGATGGCAATGACAATGTGTTCTTCGGTTTTGTGTTCAAGCAGCAGCGGGACCGGGAGCAGATTATTACTGTTACGGCATATGATCAGCTGCGTTATCTGAAAAATAAAGATACCATAGTGTATGAGAACAGGACAGCATCCCAGTTTGTGCAGATGGTGGCCTCTGATTATGCGCTCAGCACAGGAACGCTGGAAGAAACCAACTATACAATCGAATCGAGAGTAGAGGAGAACACGTCCCTTTTTGAAATGATTGAAAATGCACTGGATCTGACGCTGACGAATACAGGGGACATGTACGTGCTGTATGACGATTTTGGAAAACTGACGTTAAAGCATCTGTCATCCGTGTATGTCGGCGTCCCCGGTGCATATCTGATGATTGATGAGGAGACAGGAGAAAACTTTGAATATACGTCATCGATTGATGACAGTACATATAACAGGATCAAGCTGACCTATGACAATGAGGACACCGGATTCCGGGAGGTCTACATTGCACAGGATGGCAGTAACATTAACCGGTGGGGAATCCTGCAATACTTTGACACGTTGTCCAAGGGTGAGAACGGACAGGCCAAAGCGGATGCATTGCTGTCGCTCTATAACAAGAAAACGCGGAATCTGCGGATTACGAATGCAATCGGCGACAACCGTGTCCGGGCGGGATCGATGGTAGTCGTGAATCTTGACCTGGGGGACATGAAACTGAAAAACTGGATGCTGGTGGAAAAATGCAAGCATACATACAGACAGGGGGAGCACTGGATGGATCTCACACTCAGAGGGGGTGAATTTGTTGGCTGATGCGAATGAACTTGTTCAGTCACTGAAAAAGGCGGCAGTGGATGCAGTGGATGCATCGAAGCCGGTCAATGTATATTTTGGCGAAGTCAGGAGCACATCGCCGCTGGAAATCAACGTGGAACAGAAAATGATTCTCGGTGAAGCGCAGCTGGTGCTCACAAGAAATGTAACAGATTTTGATACGATGGTTACGATTAACTGGGAGTCTGAGGATGACAGAACGTCACATCAGCATGATATCAGTCTGACTGACAGTGCAAACGACCGGATCACCGGAACAACGCAGAAGGCAGATGCAGCACATTCGCACGCCCTCACCGGGCAGAAACAGATCACGATTCACAATGCGCTGGAGTCCGGCGATGAGGTAATTCTGATCCGGCAGCAGGAAGGTCAGAAATTCATCGTGATTGACCGGATAGGAGGCAGATCATGATACCTTCAACAACAGGATTCCTGGCACAGGATTTTGAAATCGAAGAGCAGCCGAGTCTGACGTACAGGATGGACCTTGATGGTGACGCTGTCAGGGGACGGGTGGACGGTATTGCGGCAGTCAGACAGGCAGTTTTCCGGGTGCTGAATACCGAGCGATATCAGTATGTGATCTATCCGTGGTGGTATGGGGTTGAGACAATCGATCTGTACGGGCAGCCGGTCACATGGGTATGTCCTGAGCTGGAACGGCGAATTACAGAGGCACTTATGATGGATACGAGAATACTCAGTGTAGGGAATTTTGAGCATGATCTGAGCAGAAAAGGTGTTGTGCACACCACATTTGAGGTGCAGACAGTTTATGGGAATATCAGTGCAGAGAAAGAGGTGACGGTATAAATGTACGAGAATATTACGCAGGAGGTGTTGCTGGAGCGGATGCTTGCACGTATCCCGGATACGCTGGATAAGCGGCCAAGCTCCATTATCTATGACACGCATAGTGCAATGGCAATTGAATTGCAGAATCTCTACATTGAGCTGGAATACCTGATGAAGAATTCCTTCGGAGATACCGCAGCACGGGAATATCTGATCCTGCTTTGTAAGGATCGTGGCATCACGCCGGATCCGGCGACTCACGCAGTACTGAAAGGGGTATTCACCCCGGATAATATTGATATGACAGGGCAGCGCTTTAACGCAGGCGATGTAAATTACATTGTCAGAGAGCAGATCGCACCCGGAGAGTATCAGGTAGAGTGTGAGCTTGTCGGGAATATCGGAAACCAGTATCTCGGCGACATGATCCCGATGGGGTACATAAAGGGACTACAGACAGCAAAGCTGACGGAAGTGCTGATTCCCGGGGAAGATGAGGAGGAAACAGAGGCCCTGCGACAGAGATACTTTGACAGTTTTAATGAGCAGTCGTTTGGCGGGAATCATGCAGACTATGTCGGGAAGGTGAACCGTATGAATGGAGTCGGCGGGTGCAAAGTCACCCGGGTGTGGAACGGTGATATCCGGCCAGCAGATCTGATTCCGTCTGTGGCGGTTACGGAATGGTACAATTCGGCTATTGATAGTATGGATGCAGATGTGCAGAAATGGCTGTCTGATGTGTATATGGCGGCATATAACAAAAAACTGACTGTTGGTGGAACTGTCCTCGTCACTGTGGTAGATGTGGCGCTATATGGAGAAGTTTCCAATACGCTGATTGAACGTATACAGTCAGAGCTTGATCCAGTGCAGAATGCGGGTGAAGGATATGGCATCGCACCGATCGGCCATGTTGTGACGGTGAAGAGTGCGGAACCAATTACAATTGATGTGGTGACAGATATTACTTTTGAAGAAGGATATCAGTGGAGCAATCTGAGGAATCAGATTACGGAGGTGACCGACGCTTATCTGCTGGAGCTCAGGAGAAGCTGGGCGGATAGCAATAATCTGATTGTGAGGGTCAGTCAGCTCGAGTCAAGAATACTGGCGATCAAAGGGGTGGATGACATCACCAATACCCGTCTAAATGGAACTGCGGAGAATGTAATACTGAATCAGTATGAGATCCCGGTGCTGGGAGGTATAAACGAATGATAAGAGAGGTTGACCTTGTATCCTATCTGCCGGAATTCATGCAGGAATATAAAGAACCCGTAGCGGCACTGGCGGCAGAAAATCCTGAATTCGTGCTCGTGTGGAAAGCGGCAGATGAAATCCTCGCGAATCAGTTCCAGTCAACCGCTGATGAAAAAGGAATCAGCAAATATGAGGAAATGCTGGGGATTTTTCCATCGGATACAGATACATTGGAAATGCGGAAAGCGCGGGTACATGACCGATGGATCAACAAATTACCTTACACGGTGCGCACATTGGAAGACCGGCTGACAGAACTTTTGGGCGGAGATCATAAGTTCTCACTGACGTCGAATTTTAAAGATGGTTATGAGCTGGTGGTTGTCGTATACGCAATCAATAATGCCCCGGAAGAGGATATCAGGTATATTCTTGATACGGTGATGCCGGTGAACATGGTGGCAGAGATTGTATTTGAAAGTCCGCACACTGGGAGTACTTATTTTGGTGCGTATTTAGATACTGCGGACATCCTTGAAATAAAACAAAGGTAGGTAAGAGATATGGCGTGGACAGGATTGAATCTGACAGTGGAAGGTCGCAACGCATTGAATAAGGCGCAGACGTCCGGTGAACTGAATTTTAAATCAATTGTAGTGGGTGATGGGGATACTCCTGCGAATTTCAGCACAATGCAGGGACTGGTGCACCAACTGTATGAAGTTGAAGATCTGATGGTGGAAGTGAAGGATGATAGCTGTACACTGACCGCGGATTTCCCGGTAGTGGATTATGATTATTATTTCCGCGAGATCGGAGTTATGGTTAATACAGATGAAGGCGCAAAACTGTATGTGTATGATAACTGTGGTGTGGATGCGCAGTATATTGTTACTACATCAGGAGTTGAAAGTACAAGGAAGAGAATTCGCTTGTTGTTAAAAATATCCGATGTGGCAGAAATAACGGTAGAAAAACCGGAAGTGTTGTATGTCAGTTATACGGATATGCAAAAAAGCCAGGCGGAGATGGAGGAACGTATTAACGAAGCTTTGGAGGAAAAGGCTGATAACAGCGCTATGACAGCACCGACGGCGGATACAGCAGGAAAAGCCGGGCTTGTCCCCGCACCAGAAGCTGGAGTGCAGACAGAGTATTTACGAGGGGATGGTATATGGGAATCTGTAGATGATCATATAGCAGTATTTGACAGCGGAGATGCCGTAGAACCCACCGGATGGGCAAATATTGACACGGTAGAGTCAGGAGAAAAACATAAATCACTGTGGCGGAAGTTTTCGCTGGCTGTTAAGAATTTGCGATATCTCTATAAGAAATTAGGAACTACAGATATATCGGGGATTGGCGATGGATCTGTGACCGGTGCACTTAGTGCACTAAACACGGATATGTTAGGGCTTGCAGGTAAATCTATCCAAACTATATACACAGGGCATCACACGGCAGACTCGTGTGCCATTAATGTGACAGATTACCATATATCCCTTATCTGCATAAGGATGACAGTAGCGAGCAATCCGCTTTTGGTTGCGATCATATCCTGGTACGGCAATCCTGCGAGTCCATCCGGTACACTTATAAGTCCCATTATTGGTAATACAGAGCGGTTTTACGTAAGCATGATACATGACGATAGGTATACGTATGTTACAGTCAGTCCAACTGGTGCGTCGACTTATATGATATCCGTAATAGGATTGTGCAAATAAAATAACTATTTTAAATATATAAAAGCAGGCAACGCACATATGCGTTTGTTGCGATCGGACTGTTAACTCTGATCCAGTTATCACTACCGACCGATATATCGCAAACCCCGTTTGAGTATTCAGATGATCCGGCCTCAATTGGGATAACAACGCACCCGTTAACAAAATTTGTGAGTCGATCAATTGTGATTTGGCCAACGTACTTGCCTAATATATCATCTTTTGTTTGGCAGGACACTGTACATGTCCCAACAGCCATTTTAATTGATGCTGCAATATCTTGCTTTTTGTTTAACTTCTGATTTAGGTAGTTTATTTCTGCCTTGCCAGCCATATCCGTGTTTCGACCAACTCAAAAGATCAAATCTCACATTCCCCGTTGACCAGAAGACTCACAAGTGCTATATTAAAAACAAAGGAAGCAACCGCCCACAAAGTGGTTGACCTCCAGTTGGCTAAATAAGCCTACCTGTACCGCCAAGTAACAAGGTAGGCTTATTTATTTTCGCTTGTTATTCCTATCAATATAGGCAAGCAGTGCAACGAGAAAAGTTCCGAAAAGAATTAACAAAGTTAGAACCTCATATGTACTCATATACACCACCTCCCTTCTTTTCTAAGTTAGGGAGGCTACCACCTTGCAACACGATTACTTCCTGCATCAATAATATAGCACAGCCTTTCACTTTCCGCAATGTCATCTTCCAAATGACACGCCAAAAGTTCCGGTTTCTCACCCGGAGCCAATACAGATCAGACTGTTATTTAAGCAGCATATTTATCATAAGCGGCCCTGACATTCTGCTGACTGATATAACAATAGATCTGCGTGGTTTTCAGATCGGCATGGCCAAGGATCTGCGCCACATCCTGAATATTCATTCCCCGATCCAGTAAATTGGTCGCCAGGGTCCTTCGAAATCTGTGCGGATGAGCGTTATCTACACCCGCACACCGTCCCAACTTCCTGATAATGGTCTCAATTCCGGTTTTCTTGATTCGCGACGTTCCACGCCCGGTAAATAATGCCTCCTCCGCATCATTCCTGCTTTGAATATATTCCTTAAGATTCATCACAGCAACTTCACTCAGGTACACAATCCTCTCTTTATTCCCTTTGCCAATCACTGTGCACTCGTGCCTGTCAAAATCAACGTCAGATATATCAAGCCGGACTACTTCGGACACACGACAGCCGGTAGAATAAAGGAAGTTTATCAGCGCAAGATCCCTTTTGTTTGTACATGCCCGGCGGAGCTTCTCCAGTTCCACGGCTGAATATGGCTTTTTAATTTCCTTCCTAAACTAAATCTGCTTAAGTGCTGCGCATGGGTTCCGACCAATAAGCCCTTCTGACGCTAGCCAGCTGAAAAAGCTGGAATAACAGCGTCTCATACCATTCAGCGTCCGATTACTGACCCGGTTTTCAGATTTTTCACGCCGATATGACAGATAAAACCTGAGATCATATGTCGTTACCTTATACAACGGTTTATTCAAAAAATGAATAAGCTTAAGGTTTTCATCCGCATACCGCTTCAAAGTCGACTCCGCGATTCCCTCTACACGTTTAGTTGCGACAAATTTTCTGAGCATCCCTTCTGCACTGTTGTCACGCACCGCCACATCCGTACACCGCTCCTGCACCTCGTACTTGTT